ATCACATAATGTTGGTGAAAATCACTTAATTACGCCTATAAGCGTAATAATCTCCGCAAAAATACGTCTATAAACTCACGATATTTGTTTACGCGTGTAGAGATATTCCTGATACTTAGTGAATACCAGGTGATTAATTTTGTAGTGCTTTTTGCAGTCCTTGCATAGTATCCAATGGTGTACAGTGCCTGCAGCTGTGACTACTTTCTTATTGTACTTAACATTTATTCCTGCACATTCAGGACATTCATACTTTTCACCTCCGTATTGGATGGCATAGTTATGGTTTACAATGGCATAGCTGTTAAGTTTATCAAATACTGACTCAAGTACCTCCACATCCATCTTACAATAGGCCACCATCTTATCTAATGCATCCTGATCTTTGCGAAATACTATATCTTTCCACAGGTCAAGACCTCCTGTTTCCATCTTAGCACCTACCTTAAGTAGCTTAGCTATGTAGTCAAGCTTATTGCTATTAAAATTAAAGTACTTTTTAGCCCATTTAAGCGTGTCTATGGTCTTTGGGGATGGCATAAACTGAATGCCATGGAATAAAGCTCTTGTGCGTATCCATTTAAGGTCAAATCTATCCCCATTGTGAGCCACAATCTCATCTGCTTGAGCTAAGACCTTGACAAACTTCTCAATCATTTGCTTATCACTCTGACTTTTGGACCAAGTTAAGCTGTGAATTTCATCCTCACCCTCCCATTTATAGCAGATGCAGATGATTGCACGTTCATGAATGATATCACCCGGGTTGATTGTTAGGTTGTATCCTGTTCTCCAGAACACTCCGACATTGAATGAAGTCTCAATGTCATAGAATAAACGTTTTCTCATAGCTTAAATAGCAGGGCAATCCTATCTAGCAGCCCTTTTTGTATTAGAAATCTTAGGAGTATCCCTAGAATAAACGCAACAATCACAGGCCACCATAGTATTTTATACTTTACTACCTCTTTAGCTTGAGCAGTTTTATAGATAGTCTTACCTCGTATCCTTTCAACTCTTGTTTTATATCTATACTCAATCCTTGTTTGCCATCTTGTTTTTGGCACGTACACGTTATTGAATTGTATCACCGTATCCTTAGTGGTGTAGAACTTTTCCCATACAATAGTATCATTTTGTATCACTGGGATGCTGTCAACAGTTGTTATCCGGATGGTGTCACTATCCTGGACTAACTGCAATCCATTCTTTAATGCTTTTTTGTAGTGCCATTGAGCACGCTTAGGAGCTGAGCAGGATGTCGCAAATATAGTAGAAACTAGCGACAAAATAATTATTGAAAGTCTCATGTGCTATAGGTTTTGAAGCATTGATATCATTCGGGGGCATGGGTAAATATCTGCCTTATCTTTTCTCACACTGTTATGCGTGTAGATCCCTGCAGTACCTTTGAATGCCTCTTTATCAATGGCAAATATCTCTGACCGGTACGTCTTAGGAATATCGTATGTATCACACAGGTACTCCACCAACTGCCGAGTACTTTCAATCTGTTCATCCGTATATTTGTACCAATACTTATTGCCCTTGTAGGGTGTATCTAATGTGGTTACCATTGATGGGTCCACAACTCCCTTGACATAATTGTAGTACTTACCATCCTTGAGCTTCAACGGACCCCAATTGCATACCTCAATACCTACACTTAGCTTGTTTAAGTTTTGATACTTGAGTCCATGAGCTGAGAAATCTTGACTATCTATGCCTAGATGGTAGGCCCAATGCTTAGAGCTGAAGCACTGTACTATTGTACCTCTTTCACCTATTACAAATGCAGTAGCAATCCTATCTGCATTGCTATTCCACCAACGTGATACAGCTACGGCATTACCATTGCCTGCAGTATGGTGTAAATAGATCTGTTTTTTTTCAGACTCCTCATGGAAGTACTGAGCATTAGATAGGCGTTCCTGTAATATCTTGCTTGTGTCTAATTTCATCCACCTCTTTTTTAATATCCTTAGCTCTTGAAAATAAGTTTTTCATTGCCTGCCATAGGTCAAGGCCTTTTACTGCTTTGTAGTTTTCATTGATACTCATGACCTCGATTGATACCAGGATGAGTGCAAGTACCTTAGTGAGTAGTAACTCTACTGAGAAAAACTGCAGGATGATATGGTTAAGTATGAATTGGTCAATCATATAGAACATGATAACAGTTACCTCATAGAGTAACATCTTGCTAATGATTGCAGATAGGCCCCTGCTTGTAATTTTAACCTTGTTTTTAACTGACTTCCATACACCTGTGATAGTATCAAGTACGATCACAAAGCCTACTAGAAACAACAGCCCTGAGATAGGCATTAAAAATGCACTAATAGTTGCCAATAGTTTTATCCAATTGGCTTTCATTGTGGCTAATAGTATGGTGAGCTGTGACTTCATTACAAGATTAGGATGCTGTTGTTATATCCATTCTCAAGGAAGTTACCACACATACCTGTGCAAGTTGTTTGATACTGATTGATGCAAGAGCAATGGTTAAACATTGGACGTAGGTCAGTATCCATGTTGGTAGTGGATATAAAAATAGGGAACAGGTTACGGTTAGCAAGTAGCCATCTGATTAGACGTTGCTCAAAGAAACTAGCCTTTTGTGCATAGTGTTCCATCCCAAAAGCTACCTCACTGCGTGATACGCTTGCTGAATAATCTCCATTTTGAGTCTGAAGTCCTTTGTTTTTTAGCTGATAAGTCAACCCAAATACAGCATCCTCAGCACTTCTCCATGCAATGACCGGCTGAATGAACTCAACTAGGTCAATCTCATCGGGTGTAAGTGTCTGAGCATTGTATGCTGTTAGCATGTGATTGTAGAACGTAGTGCCTAAGATAGGCTGAACTCTCAATGCTGCCTGAGTAGCTATGTATGGGGTTACATCAGTCACATCCACATTAGCTGTGATGGGTGTGTTAGTCTTAAGGTAGGTTTCAGTGATAAAATATAACATCAGATTGCAGGTGTTTGTGCTGCTGCAGTTGCAGCTGCTTGTGTAACATCTCCACCATCTACAGGAGGCAATGAAGCCAGTGCTCTAATCTCATTGATGGTCATGGTCTCAAGTACTTTGGTAGCTACCAATGGACTCAATGTGTTCAATGCATCATTAGTCTTAGAACTTTCACCCTCAAGTTCCACGATGGTCTCATTAATGATTTGAAAGTTATTAATGGTGAACTCAGCAGGTATGCGAGCAATGGTTAATATCTCCTGAAAGATAGTAACTACCTGAGCACGTAACTCCATGACCACGTTTTTCTCAAATATCACATAGGCCTGTTTGATATCTGACCCATTACCCAAGCTACCTGTGGTACGGATACCCATTAGTATAGGGTCAATGGTGTGAGCAAAGCAAATCTGCTCAGTATTCAATGCAGATGCCTCATGAAATAGCTTATCATTGCCATTAGTAGGTAAGCTTTCAATCTTAGGTAACTGCTCAGCTGAGTTAGCAAAGAATGCAACTGCCTTACCGGCATTGGCTGCACCCTTAAGACGATCAATAGTTTCTTTAATCATGTGTTTTTCCTCCTCAGACTGTGGTCGTTTAGGGAACATCATAGCAAAGGATGGGAACACACTATTTTGGATGTTACTTTTTGCGAAGTAAGATAGCTCACCACTAAGAAAAGCAAAGTTTAATGCACTTGTATAGGTAGGTAGTGGGTAATAATCTTGACCAACTGACTTAACTTCGTAGCAATATAGCTGACATTCATCCGTACAGGTGATGTGATAAGGCTTAATGACCTCAGTATCTATCCTGGTACTCCAATCATCTGATAAATAATAGTACTTTCTGCATGGTGATACCCTTACTTTCTCAGGGGATACATTCTCAATCTTGATTAGCTTTCTTTTTTCTCCAAAATATAGCTTAAAGTACACACGATTGTGGATGATTAGCTGTTTTGTAACTGCCTTAACAGTGTGCTTGAGGTTCGCTTTCTTTTCAAAGGCAAACATCTCTAGCTTTTCTTGTGGTGTAAGCTTGTCGGTTGTAAGGTTAAACCCTCCACCAATTACAGCGTTGGTCTTATAGTCTACAATGGCACCATGTAGTGGTGAGCTGTAGTACATTTGATTGAGCATCTCAGGGTATAGGTTACCCTCACCAAATCTAACCCATGACTCCTGCACATATCTGCCATTGACATAGGGCAGTGTCAAGTTACCTCTCCCTACCGGTAGGAATGGGGTGCTAAATGATTGATACCCCTCTACTACTTCAGGGCCTTTCTTATTGTTGTTAATAAATCTATCGTACCAAGCCATAGTTAATCGTATATTGAATTTCCTGCAGGACCACTGACCACAAGCCTACCCTCTTCAATGACTACACCTGTAGTCTGTGCTATTGTAAGAGGTAGAACGAATGCAGTTGAGCTCTCATATACCTGATAAGTGTACTGCCCTTTTAAGAGTGAGATATCCGTTGGCTCATCTAGAGTAAACAGGTTGTATCTTTCGGGCCATGCACTTGTATCAGCAGATGTAAAGAGCTGTGGTGTGCTAGTGGTATTCATTTCATTGGTGAATACAAACAAATAGTGTGGTGTACTAACCGTAGTTACCTCACTAAGAGTCAACACGAACTGATTAATAACACCTTGATCTAAGTATATCACACCTATATTATTTTAGCTTTGTCAAATGTTCATAAAAAAAGCCCCACCATGTGGCAGGGCTCTAATATAGAGAGGTAGAATTGCTTATTGTACTCCGATGGTAGCTAATGCTCCAGCAGTCATATCAATGTTGTAAGCTAAGTATGGGTTCTCAGCTACCAAAGTAACTGTATATTTAGAACCATCAGCTCTAGCTGTACCTGAACCTTCACCTGTAGCAGATAACTGCAAGTATGGGAAGTACCAATATAAACCGTTAGCATCAAGGATGATAGCTGTCAAGTATTGCTGTCCTGTTCCTAGGATTTTAATAGCACGAGACTTATCAGCATCTCTTCTGTGGAATACTAAGTTAACTGTCTGAGTTACAAAAGAGCTACCATTAACTAAGTCAATAGTGCTATCCTCTGTATAGTTGGATGTGTTTCGGCGTACCTCAAATGGTTGGAATAAATCACCACTCGCTACTAATGTGATACCTGTAATTTGCCAGGCATTGGCACCAGTTACTGTAGATGGGTCAGCAGGAGTGATAGAAGCTATCTCATCCTGTGTATTAATCCAAACACCATAGATACCACCAATGTTGTTATCGCATGGTTTTACGATAGTCTCTAATGATTGACATGTAGCCATTGTGTTAAAGTATTAAAGAGCCCCCTTGGTAGAGGGCTCAGAGTTATTTATTAAGAGTAGAAAACAATTTCAGCAGGGTTAACAAAGTTGAAACCTACTTTCATGTTAGCACGTGTACGGATGTAAGGCTCAGCTACAGTATCAGCTAAGTTAACAGCACGTAAATCAGAGCTATCTCCCTCAGCATCGAATGCATAGATAAGGTTATCTTTCAAAGTCCAAACAAAAGTGTTGTTAGACATACCTGGACATACTACAATCTTAACACCTAAGAAAGTCAAAGACAAATCTTGAGTGATGTAAGCTTGAGTGTTACCTGAAGCTACTCCTAATCGGTAGATGTTCACCAACTGAGTAGGCATGTACAAACGTAAATCAGCTGTACGTGTAGCAATAGTAGCAGGTAAAGCAGCAAATGCAGTAGACAAAGCAGCCTCTAATGCAGTAAAGTTAGCGATTGAACCTGAACCACCAGGGATAACTGCAGGGTCAGCAGCTAACAACTTCTCATAACCATCACACAAAGCAAGTGTAGGGTTTAATGAAGTTGTATCACCTTGCCAACGGATTAACTCGATATCTCCGTTAATTTTGTTAGCCATCTCACCCCAATAGAATGACATGAAAGATGCAACAGAGAAATCTCCGTTTGAACCTTTTGACATTTGAAGAGCTAAGAAAGATTGCTCTAAGTCAAACTGACAGATTTGAGCCATTGCAGAAAGTGCACATACGTCAATTTCTTTAGCATCTAGGTCATCAGATGGTGCAGTGAATGCACAAGTAGATGGTTGTAAGATGTTACCAAAAGTAACGCTAGCTAATTTAGTTTTGTACTTTACACCTGGCAAAGAACGGTAGTTATCAGCAGTATCCTCAGACAAATATGCCTTAGAATAGAATGCCTCTGGGTTAGCAGCTAATAAAGCTGTAGGATCTACTTGTAGATCGAATTTAAGTTTACGCATTTTATTTGTTGTTTATGAATTTGTTTACACTAGAAAATCTTTGATGTGCACTCAAAGTCACACCCTCACTCATCACCTCTTCCTCTACTTCTACAGATAAAGCCTCCTCAAGTTGGTTCTTAAGGTCAGCAATCATAGCAAGTAGAGCATTCATTTGCTCATCCATTGCAGGCTTAACAATAGCAAGGATAGCCTCTGCATCAGCTACAGGGTCTACTGCCATTGTTTGCTCCTCTGCAGGAACTTCCGCTGTTACTTCCTCTTCGATAACAGTTTCCTCTAGAGCTACTTCCTCAGAAGCCTCTACCTTTTCAACATCTTTTACTTCAACTACTTTACCATCCTTTACGATGTAGATTTTTTCGTTGATGATGTGCTCGCCGTCCGGCAACATTAACTCATTCATTTGTGTATTATTTTGGGATTGTTTTTGCTCTTTCAATTTCATGCCTAAGTACCCCTCAATACTGAAACCTATCTGCTCTTGACTAACAAGCTCAGCATAGTACTCCTTGTCAGTTACCTGAGCCGTTACCATTAGTGTACCCTCAGGTACTTCAATACCAAATGATGAGTAAGCTTTGTCCTCTTTTGGGTTATCTACTATCCATGCCTCAAGTACATAGGCAGGAACGGTCTTAGATTGGTCATGCTCCAGGTTGAATAGGTCTCGGTTAACCATCTGCTGCATGAACTTGCCATGAATTTTCTCTATCTCCTCCTTGCTAAACTTGACATTGTACTCCTCTTTGCTATCCTCATCAAATCGGTATATCTCCATAGGTATCAAAGCAGGTGCAGTGATACGGTACTTGAGTTCATCCGAAAAGAATAAGGGCTTAGCTTGAGCACTGAATGCCATACCCTTAACTTTGATTGCA